ACTAAACAAAAAGTTATATAAATGGTTTAATTAACAACTCTGATTTGTAATTTGTAATGTTTGTTACTCTGTTGATCGAGGCCGCATTCGACCTATTACAGTCGTTTTATTTAATTAGACCCATGTTGGATTGGACCAGTGCGATTCACACTGGATCTACTGAGGTGAATTGATTAGGAACAACTTAATTAAACAACCGGTTTTAATTGATTGGAGACATCAAGATTGAGATTTTAGCTATAAGAAAATAGGTTCTTAGCTGGATCAGTGACTCCCTAAATCCACTTAAAATTAAATAAGGGGGAAACTAAGGCAGGATGTGTAAGTAATCTGGGTCTTATTTTCCATACTAAACTGACTGCCGGTCTTATTTACGATTCTACTTCTCAGTCTATTTTTGTTAATATTTGTATTTTTAGTTGTAATCTTAAGTTTAGTTTTGATTTGTTTGTTAATTGGAGCTTTTCTCCCATTTTTTTCTTTATTTTTATTTTTATTTTTATTCCCATTTTTATTTTTATTTTTTGTTTTATTCCTTTTATTATTATTATTTTTATTCCCAATCTTGTTTTTATTCCCCTTAAACGTGTTGTTATATGATTTCAATTTTAATTTTAATAAATTTTTTATTTTTTATGCAATTGCCAGTTCGGTCCAGATTCAACTGGTTATCATTTTTAGTTTTTTATTAACATATAATGTTCTCATTTTGAAACTAATATTAAGGAGTTGGGATAAATACTACAGAAGCCTCATTGATTATGTCCAGTAACCAATATATTACATATTTACATATTATGTCAGCACAGCCCCGGATGGAATCCAAGATTCTGTGAGCGAAGAATAACGCAGGGATTGAACTAGAACCCGTCTGACTCTATGATAAATGGTTATCTACTTCGTCTTGTCCTGGAGATACTTGTAGAGTGACAAAAGGCGGATTGATCGTAAGAGGACCTTTCTATAATGGCGTGAGAAGACTTCCTCAATCCTAATGGCTAACAGTGTTGATACCCATAATTGAATTTTGGGTGTTTTGAGGTAACGTGGTGCTCTGGATGCTTTTAGTATTTGGTTTTGGCTTATGATCGAGCCTAGAGTGAATGACCCATCGCGAATGCCTCTAACAAGATACGCCAAATCAGTATCAATTAGTACTTCACTATTAGCTATTAGAAGCTTAATGCATTGTTCGCAACAGGTCCTTATCATAGTGCTTACTTTGCCAGAAACTGTAATGTTATATGCCTGCCCTACCTGAATTGTTCGTTTATAATTAGATTCATCGTAAGAGCAGACTTCTGGAGTTAGGCTAACCAGTTCAAAAAGCAATGAACTAACTGTAGGTGTAATTAGTTCTGGAACTGATGAGCATGATGGGTTGTAATAGTTCAGGAAATTGTCTACGTCACTCAATGCATCATTTCCCAAAAGCCCGATCCACTCCATTTCACACTGCATTAAATGCGGTTTCCGTATCTCGCGGATCCAGGTTTTCTCAATCAATTGCCCTAAGTTCCCTAGCTGCTCTGTGTAACAAGATAGTAATGTCAATACCTCTTGGGGAATCGGTACTTCATTCGATGTCAATTCGTTTATGAATGCAGAAGCAATTGAACTGAGAACATCTAAGCTAATAGTGCTTTCCTTGGTAGTTCCAACCACACAAGAAGGATCATTCACACCGCTAAATCCAGAGAATGAAATTGCCAGCTTGCTTGACAATGTTTTTAGTACAAAAGATACAATCGCAAGATTTGAAGCGTTCAGTAAATGGCACCTGCATATGCAGATTCCCCCTGGACTAAGCAATGCATGAGCTAGAATTCCTAGATTAAGATAAACKGKGGCTATCGACTTGATTGATGTGTCTCTAGCTAGCTCTATGTCACATATGATTCTGTTTAACGAGCCAACTGGTATCACTGTCATGATGTGGTTAATACACCTAAGTTCTGTAAGATTTGTGGCGTTTGCATCCTCAGACCAGCAATTTACAAACTCACATCCTGATGGTTCCAGTTCAAAGTGATAAAAGTTAGATCTCAAGAATGTCGTAGGCTGGGGTATAAAGTTGCGTTGAGCCGGACTCTGATCGGCAGGGAAGTATGTATGGTAGTATATTTTGTCACTTCTAATGTGGGGTTCAATTGTGAGGATAGTTGAGCCCCCTCCTTCACCTAGGTAAAGTGTAGAGCCCCCAAGAATATCATGACTCAGCTGGGAAAGGATAAGTTTGTATTGACGATTACGGTACCAAACTGAGTGTCTGGGGCTCAGTGATCTAAACAAGTTGATTTTGTCAAGAATTCTGCTTGGATTGGGGGATACATGATCCTTGGCCAGTGGGAGTGTTGTGTTAGGAACCCAAGTGTAAGATTTTGGTGCCTCAATACTGTCTATAACACGTTCAAGGTGCCACTTAGACCCACTCAGATTAGGGAATGGTACAATAGGTGATGTTGGAAAAGGTTGTTTGTATGGTACTGCGCCATACGCCTTGAGCAAACCTAGACACTTCCTCATTATGAAGTAGACTTGCGGTGTGTGTAATTCCAAATTTGGGTTATTTAACAGCTTTAACAGATACGATTGGTCTCGATCATTCAAAGTTGTAGCAACCAGTTTGAGATGGTCATAAATTAATTTAGATTTCACATCAACCTCATTATCACGGATCGTGGGGAGATTCTGTAAATTTGAGTGTACAAGACTTAGAATGCAAAGCCTTCTACATAGAAAATGCGCTACCTGAAACGAGATGTCATCATCGAGTTGACCTCCAATAATACAGAGAGGTTCTGAGCCAACCTCCAAGTTGTTAATGGCAGCCTGGACACAGAGCGTGAGATACTTGACGGCTAGGCGAGACAATTGGTTATTCTTCAAATCACTCCTATCCAACATCAAGTTGAAGCCTGCAGCATTTAATCCAGTCAGTATTTCTGAGTGGGAGATTGTTTGAATCAGGTCACCTAAGCATAATGAGTGGCAACGGCGGAATACAGACTCCATGTAACAAATGATGTTTTGCTTATACCTAATCCTTAGATAGTAGAGTTGGTAAGCAAATATTAGTAAAATCTCGTAACCCAAACTCGTACTCAGTAGGTAGTAATCACTGTACCTGAACTCTGAGATCCAGTTACCACTGTAGTCATTAGTAACAATTGCATCATTTTTTGCAGATACTGCCGCAAGTGGTCCAAAAATAGTTGCCGCAACATCCTTCCCTGTGGTTGAAGAGAGTGTGGATCGCAGTTGGAATTGATCATATAGTTCATAATTGTCTCCTGCTTTACGGAAGGCTACCTTCGAAAGCCGACATAGATCTGCTTCACTGATAGGTGCTTGGTCATAAAGGAATGGATTTGTCATTGTTATGGTTAGTTCAGGGAGGTCTCTGAGTGGTGGTGCATACTGTGTCATAGGGCATTCACGGAGACAACAGGACACGTCAGTATGCAAATGGAGGACGATACTCGACAAGTTCACAGTTGTTGGTTCTCGAAAGTATGTCTCCAATATGCTCAAACCCAAAAGCATGACCTGCTGATATATCAAGTTACTATCAGTGACAGTGTCGTCCAGGACGTAATTCTGCCTGTCATTAGAAATATGTACAAATCTGGATACTCTGCTGTTTGTTGATGGCATGAACTTAACTTGGGTAATACCGTCATTGAGTCTATGATGTAAATTTACTGATGACGGCATGGGGCAAAGGGCCTGCAATTGCTCTCGTGTAATTTGGCATCGGCTATTTGATAGTGATTCTACTGCATCCCAGCTGTCTTCCGAATCACCATATGCCCATATATATAATGACGCTAACCTTGTTGCGGCACGGGCATGACAGGTTGTTTTCTCTAGGAGGTTAATTGTAGACATTTGTCTCTCATCTGTTTTTGAACCTATATAAGGTACACGTTGGGTTGAGTATGATTGTCTCGAATCGTCAAAATGGCACAATTTGGGGAGGAAAAACCAAGAGTAGCTATTTTGTTCATGGCAACAGAGGAAGCAATTGTTGGAGTCAAGACCAAGGTATCCAGACACGGATTCAATTGGATCAGGGACCTCAAGCCCTTCCAAGGTGCGCCAATTTAGCAGCGGAGCCCAGCTTGCACGCCTAACTTGTTGTGCTAGTATTACAGAACAATCATTGATATTGAAAATAGGCAGCATCCTGGTCATCCCCTTATGAACAGTTCTGCTTAATTTAAGCATTTGTGTTAAGGACCTCATATAGGTTGCATTATACGTAACTATTTGCTCACGCTTAGTGTGACTCAGATTCTGTGTGTCCAATGCCAGGGCTATTATAGTCTTTGTTGTATCAATCAGCCCCTGTATGTGTCTACGGCGTCCGAGACTCGTACATTCAAAAATTGCGTGAGCTACACGGGGCATCACAATATCTCTGTCTAATAAAAACGCAGCTAGTGCTTCCTCTTCATCCTGCTGAGTCTCGAGAAATACGCCCTGCAGTAGAGGATTTACTGATTCTTGAAGGAGAACTTTCTGCACATGACGTTTTAAGCGGGTTTCTGGCTGTTGAATATAATCGAGATTGATTGAATAGGGATCCATCATCAGGGTAGTAAATGAGCCTTTCCTATCAGTGATGGAGACGACTGAGTCAAGTATAGATGGAGTCAAAAGGCCGCATTTCACATAGCGTTTTGTATCTGCAATTGAGGCTACTAGAGGGTCACCTATATTTCTACAGAATAATCGGGATATATTCAAGTTGTTAAATCCCCCCAGCTGAGCTGGCAATATAGAACCATCAGAGAGCAGTAAGCGAATATCATGTTGATTTAGCCCAGTGAAGCACCCACCAAGTATTGAGTAAAAATGGTCTGCAAGTATCTGAGTCCTAATTGTAAGCTGATTTAGAATGAATGCAGCATCCTTTGGGAAACCATTCTCAATACAGCGGGTAATACATGAAGATAAGTCCCCACAGCTAGTTAAGCAATTCTCCCCTGTTGTAGTTGCCGACAAAGTTAGTTTACTTATATTCTTTAACAATTGAGGGAGAATCCTCCCATCGTAAAAAATTCTTTTAGAATAAATGAACATGTGACTAGACTTAATTGTTTCCCGTAATTTGAGGTTATGGCCAAGCCCATAATTTATCTCCTTGAATATTTGTGTAAAGTTTTCTAATGATGCAGTAAGTTGACTATCCACATGACTTTGATCATGTCCTGCAAGGAATTCTCGAGTGACACCGATAACCTGGTTGTCACCTTGAACCATTGATGCGACTCTTAGGCCTGCTACAGCTGCAGCTGCATGAATTGCTGAGATTGATATAATTGTCCACATCTTCTGACACAGGCCCTCAATTGCTCCTCGAGGTGATACAATAAAGATGTCATTATTTGGGTTATCATCTAAATTTGGGCTTGCGTTCCCGTTTGGAGGATTGAAGGGATCAGCTACATACATGGTGGACTGCATGAGGATACAATGGATCCATTCAAAACCATGCTGTAACCCGAATAGACGATTCAATTGGCGTGCAAAGAGCTTCACGCTTTGATATCTCCAATTAAGACAGTACTTTTGTAAGTCAGTTGTAATAAAATGAGCATGAGTAAATCTTGAATTTCTGTCGCCCTGACGGGTTTGTGTCTCAAACAATGTGGAACTTAAATTGCTTATTGCAAGTAGGCTTTTGGTCAATGATAATTCAGCCATAGTTACACCGTTGTCTTTGAAAAGGGGGGACACATGTTCGGCAAGGAGCTCTTCAAAGATTACTTGACAACTCCTCATCTTACGAGTTAATTTAGCAAATATGCGACCATCTGTCTTCACTTCTTTCTCCTTGAGAGAGTATGATACATTGAACTCATCATCTTCGAGATATGCTTTGGTTGTAACATATTCTAATTCTGATTCGATAGAAAACTCATCTAACTGCAGGAAAGTCAAGAGAAGGCGATTTGCACGAACTTTAAATTCGGGAGGGATGAGTAATTGTTTAGGTGTGATATCGGCTTTAAAAGGAGATGTCCACTTTGACTTAGGGAATGCAATTGCCTTATCTTTAAGAAATATGTTTAATTTGTCGGATAGCTCGATTGGAAACGTACAATCAAACTCAATTAGACTCACAGTATGATAATGTTTAAGTGTAAACTCATGGGGGATTTCACATTGATCATAATACATCCTCTTAAGATCTGTTCCTAAGATTGAATTACTATCCACATTTGGCCACCTACCATGATGTTTCCTGCGATAGCCATTGATAATTAACGTATTGAAGAAGGCTAATACCAGTTGGATCGTATCAAATTTTAACAGTTTCCCTGCGCACATACTTTGCCGCACCTTATTTGCTGCATCTATACTGCTTAATGCAGGATGCCCCCAGAGTCTCATTACACATAAGAGCTCAGCTGCTTCATTTACTGTTAACCCTGTATATATGTTCCTAATTTGAGTAACAATCGCTTCACTATTTCCACTTGGTAGAGAGGACTCTAAAGATTCATATATCTCAGCCAGAATGAAAGTGAAGAAGGTACCTGCATAATCAACAACTTTGTCATGGAGTTGTATGGCCCCATATGCCAATGATTCTAAACTAGCAACAACATCATACACAATCAAGGGATGATTCTTCCCGAGATTATCTATTAGCCCTAAGAGGTCTCGGATCCTTATACCTAGATGATTTAAGTGCGGAAGTAATTGGCATGTAAAGAGGATATTGTGACGCCCATCAGCGAGATCACAGTACATTAAAAGGCAATCAAAAGTAAGGATAGTGACTTGTTTGCTTTCATGGAAGACCCAAACTGAATATTCAGGTGTGGTTATAATTGTCAATCCTGGATACTGGAATTGCTTAATCAGTTCGGCTGTTGCATTTTGCCTCATGAGTAAGATCAACTCTCGTTGACAAGTTTTAATGTGGAACAAAAATTGGCAAGCGTAAGCATCACTAGTCTCTAGATACATCCCAGGCTTAGTCATTAATGCATGTGCAGGTGGGCTAAGGGAGTGATTTAAATCGCAGAATCCGCCAAACAAATTTGTCTTCCCTGTTAGATCAGTAGATATGCCTTGGAATAGGTCTCCAAATTTTGCTGATTGTGTTGTTACACTGTATGACACCTCGCTTCTCATTCGCGACCATGTAGGTAGAGTCCGTCCTAATTCTGATGCACTATGCATAATTGGTTGCAAGGATTGTGGATGAATAATTGTTTTAAAACATGTTGATTGATTCTTTGAATATATTCCCATTGTTGCTAATTGATCTCTAATTCTTGAGGCGCGTGCTAGAGTTAAGCGGTTGCAGTCAGAAAGACGGATACAGCAATTAGTCCATCCTCTTGTTTTCTCAAACCAAGGAGAATCAGGCCCAGGCAATACATTGAGCAATTTGCAGTAATACATTAATTTATTTAGTACTATAGGAGAATTTAAGTGATGGTCAGGTAAGATAATATTGTGGGAAGACATTATGAACAAGAGCACTTCCGCTCCTACTTCTTAGATGCATACCTTTCTGAAATCTCACTTCAGCGACTCAAAGAGTGATAGTGAAGTTTTTTCTTAAATGCTTAGTTATCTACGTGGCAAAGGTGCAATAATCAATTCTGATTGACAAAGTGAAGATTTGTATCTGCTTAATGCATATATTATTTAATATGGATCACCCGCTGCCCGTTACTTGATTATAGTACAAGCGATGTATATCATTCTAAGGAGAAGTTCTAGGATCATTTACTCAACATCGAGTAATTAAACATCATTTCCTAGTCACTAATTAGTTGAACAAGGATCGGTACTATTCGGTATTGTCCAAAGATTGTGTTTACAGCTTCTATTATAGTGATGCAGTATAGTGCCCCAGTGTCTGTCCTGCTAAAACATGTACTGGTCGTGTAAGCAGCTCCTATTTCACTTCCTACAGCCAGACGAGAGCTAATCTTCTGGTTGTAGCTGTAAATGCTAATTGTAGGACTGATCCTGCGGTTGGGACTGTTGAGGAATACTGTGTAGTAGGAATCTGGATCTTGTGTTGTACCCTCAGTCAAGGGCCAAACGTCTGTATAGACACCATCAACACAGTTATTAGGACATCGCGAGGCCCCTGTACAAATTGAAGTGCCAGGGCGTGAGGTAGCATATGTCAATATTAAGTGTGTATCGGTGATCATACAGACAGACATAGGTTCACAATGAGGCAGTGAGAATCTGTAAAAAAGCGGATGCGGCCACCAACTCGAAGATCTTTGATATAAGTACATCTGATTGTTTAAATAATAAATTCGGGCTTCTGCACCCATCATGACTTGATTATTATCAAAGTATAGAAGATAATAATCAGTGCATGTAGTGTCACTAATACGACAAGCTAGTATTGCTTGTTGTATGAGCAGCCTGCCAAACCTTGTCGGATAGTAACTTGCCTGAGCCCTCTGACTTTGGGTCACCTCAGGATCTGGACATGGGTTTGTAGGGTTCCTAGGTCTGAATGACTTCCCTCGGTTCGATAACTCAATATCAGAGTCGTTAACAACACCCCCATATATTGGAAAATAAAGGGTCCCATTTAATTGGGTTCCTGAGCCAACTCCAGGGTAATTAGCAGTGAAACGACCGCTGAACAAAGATGCAGGAACAGGGGATTCAGTGTAATCACCATAAAAATTGAACCTTCCGAGAATCATTGCAGTGGGGGCTCTTGATCTGTAGTCAGCTGATTCACTTTCTGTTACAACACTACACAATAGCCAACAGACACCAGCGCCGGCTGTGACAGAGCAGCTCTTTCTATTTAGGCCATCATTTAGCAAGCGTGAAGACATTGTACGCAAATAGGGCTCATTATTCAATCCTGTATCTACTATTCCTATGGAAATATACTGTGAACTCGCAGCATGGTCTTGACAACCAGTAGATATTACATTATGCGAGTAACACCAATGTGTTTTAGATAGTGAAAAAGATGGAATTCTTGTACAGCCTGATAATGTCGTTGGAGATGGTATAAAGTTAACATGTTCTATCAAATTGCTGAAATTCCTATATATCATCGACCCTTTGGTTATCTTATTAATCCCTGCTATAAACCTGGGATCATTAACTGGTGACAGGCATGTTGGGCTTTCATCGGTGGCGTTATGAAGGCGTGCAATGTTAGAGTTGATACTTGCTAATGTAGTTAATATGATGTTCTCTGTGTTGTCAATTTGGATAGGAATATTTATGCCTGTATCACGTCGAATCTCACGTAATTCATCCTCAACATCCGAGTCTGTTCCTAGGGGGACTGTTATGGGTTCTACTATTGAGTGTAAAAGTGAGTCAGCCTCATTATTGCACAATTTGTGTTGATCTGTTGAGATAGAGACATAAATACTGATAATTGTTAATATAATTATAATAAGATTCAAAATAAGAATTAAGAGGCGATAAAAGGTTCGACATGTTCTCTTGGTACCTTGGGAAGGGACAATGTCAACTTTTGATCCTGTCGGCTCCATGTTGGGGGGGTGTGTGCTGATTTGGCGGTAGGCTTCCGCCCCTAGTTACTATGTTACACTCGCACGAGTATCATGGCATTTTTTTATAAATTAATGGAATGCAGAAAATAGAACTGGGGGTTTTACTAGAAACTAGGGTGTACTGGTGTGTCTCAACATGGGACTGCTGATGCCACTGTAACTGATTACTTCCTGTGCTGCTAGTGGCGGCGGTCGAGGATGGTGGGAGGGGTCGATACTTGGGCTTGATATACAGGCGGCTCATTATGTCATATATTGTATAGATCCAACCCCAATGCCGCGGTTCGATGATTGGGTTGTAGGTTCTTTGTCGGTCGAGTCATCATTTTTAATGCGGCAGACATAAATAGATAAACCAATGAGCCATGCTATGGTGCATACAAGCAATGTTAATATAAGTATGATGTGCCAACTTGATGAGCCCAGCCCTGTAACTCTTAATAAGTGAGCATTGCTTTCTTCTACTTTAAGAAGGGCCGCAGCCGCGTGATGTTGCGCATCTTGAATAAGGGCATCTATTTCTAATGGACTAGTAGCTATAAGCCGGGATTGTGAATCTATAATAGTAGGGTTTAATGAAAAGTTATGGTTTGTTTCAATATTTAAAATTAAATTATCCACCGACAACTCGGTACATAAATTCCTATTTATAATTGTCAGAGGGTAACCTTTTACTTGTGTGATAATCATAGGGGGTCTTATGCATCGGCATGATACCAAATCACAATTTGCAATTACAACTCCATTATATGTAATAAAGGGGGTGCTCAACTGTGTCCTGGACTGCTGGTACTTACACATTGTTATATTACCTTGTAAGCATGCTCTAGTTTCCTTAGTTATTTGGTATGTGTTGATAGTCTTGCAAATTATATCTCGTTCCAATTCTATACAATTACTCTTAAGCATTCCCTCAATTATTACTCCCTTCTTGACCACACAGTCGGGTATAATTGGTGTGGCTATGTTAGAACTAATAGTAATTGGTAATACGTAAGGTWGGAAAACTAGTGACCGATCTATTCTTTGAGTCCTGATCAGTCCTATTCTGATAATGATGCCTTGTACTGAAGGGTCATATCCTATAATCTGACCACTTAATAAGCCTTTAGAGACAAGGTGGATTAGGCTCAAAGAGGATCGAGTCTGTTGTAATAATACATCATTTAACTCAGAGCCTGTCAACCGCAGGAGATAACTGAGTGGTATTGGAGTTAGGACTGGGTTATTTATTTGGTCACCAAAAATAGTCGTCATTTCAATGAGGTAGAGGTTCAGTTGTGCAGCTAGTTTATTTCCAAGAACTGCACAGTCAAGTGCAGTCAATGCAGGGATTACTTGTTCATTTACGGCTTTTTGTATTTTTGATATTGCTAGTAGTTGCTTTTCTTGGCCATAAGTAAGTTGTTTTATTGCCTCATTACTAGATTGTATTGCAGCTTTAAGAGCGAGGATATCGTTTGCATTCTGTTGAGCACGGACCAATGCTATAGCAGCTGAAATCTGTGCGGATGTAGCTACCCCTAAGGCAATCGATCCAATTACAGCGCCAAATAACCTGCCAGACGGTCTCGGTTGTAGCAAATGGTTTAGATTTTTTGCAATTGGTGATAATAGTCTCGTTACAGTCGAGTTATATTGTGTTATTACTTCACTCTGGCAATGAGAAAGATTTGAAGGGATAACTGGCAATAGTCTAAGATACAAATCAAGAGAGCCAGATTCTTGATAAATGTGGAGTTCCTTCCCTGAGCCCATGATAATCCCTGCTTGAATGAGCTTATCAATATTAGCTGATTGACTTGAAATGAGTGCGGGTACTACCGTTATGATGAGTAGTGGGACCATTGGGGAGGCCATTCTGATCTGTGTGTGGGCGATCTGTTTTTTGGGGGGGTTTTTTGTCGGGCTGTCGGGGAGGGTGTGGGGGGTTGGGGGGGCTTTTTGTTTGGTGTGGCCGGTCTTGTGGGGGCGCGGGGAGGTCTGGTGTGGTGGGGTGTTGTGGCGGTGGTCCTTCCGCCCCTGAAGATTCCGATCGGATGTTGCTAATGATTATTAATATTTTTAATTAAATTTGGTTAGTGGAATATTTGAGTTATTACCGGTATAAGCAATTTAAGCAATAAATTCGTGTTAGCTAATCATGAATATAATCCAAGCTTCTCATTCAACCCAGAAGGTTAGGTGCATGCATTTGGTTTGTTAGGTTATAGGTGATGGTTGTAATTTGTTACTAGTGGTAAGCTGGCGGCAGTGAGTGATTTATTTCCTGAACAAGCGGAAAGGAACCAACTCCTTTATTGTAGTATTGATAGCAACTGCATCACTTACAGTGAGGTCAGCCATGGCCAAAGCTTTCTTTTTCTCAAGTTCAGATATTATCATATGACAGCCTGTTATTGAAACATCATGTGCCCAAATCAGTTGACCGACATGTGGGTTGTATTGTGAAATAGGATGGCAAGCCAGTCTCTCACTGGAGAAGAATCCCTGGAGCGATTTGCTCGATGAGCCAGTTAATTCGACCACTATTGTAGGGCCCCAAAGATCGTAGAGTCCAATCCGAAAGCCCATTCTGCGCACCTTTTGAGTGATTTCAGATGGTGTACGCCTTCTCTGTTTTGCAGTCCTTTTCAGGAGGTTCCCTATGTGTATGTCAATGGTACAGTACCATTTAGAGTCCTTGTTCTTTAAATATTTCTCATGTAGGGTGTCCTTTATGTTCGGGAATTCCAATTCAACCTGCAGGACTAGAGAATAGGCAACGGCTGTCTCAAAATTAAGCAGTGGCTTGGGCACCTTGAATAAGGCAGATGAGTGGAAGAAACAGAATGATATGAAAGTAATGCAATAACTGCAGACTGCATCACAGGAGATTCTGCCGGGGGCCTTCACGGATGTGGCGGTGTCTGCAATAACACCCCTGTTTTTCCAAACAGATGATCCTGTAAGTGTTGCTGGAATATTATCAGTAGAGAATAGTATGAGTTCTTTAGCAGATGCACTCTTCCTGACCTTAAATCGCATGGCTATAAGGTCTTTTTGTAAGTCCTGCAGGACTGTATCTGCAGGAACTGCACCAAGGGTAACCATTGCTGAAGACAATACCTTAGATTTCGGTTGAAACAACGCAGGAACGAATCCATTGGTAGGACTACAGTTGAAGTCCTCGGCTATGAAACCATACGTATTTATGAATACCAGGTGGTACTTTTGGCTGTCAGTTGAGAGAAATGACTGCATTCTGACTTGAGGTTGAAGTTTGGTAGTGCCCGTCTCGGTCTTTTCACTGATCAGCGGAAAGGCAAGAAGTTGCGTCTGGATGGATGGATCATCATGCATGAGGCTGATTGACGAGGATGGGTTGGCATGGTTGGGGTGTGCTGCCATTTTGGTTGCTTGGCTCTGTGCTGATGGGTTGCCTGTGTCTGGCCTGGACTCGGAGATTGGTCCTTGGGTTATTTTGGGCTTCCGCCCCTAGTGATCGTATGGTGTTGTTATCATTGCAAATTGTTGAGATTGTTTAGTTATAATCATTTTGGTTTTTTATAAAGCAATAGATAAAATAAGAGAGCTAGATGGGTTGTGAGGGTGGGCCGCTCGATATGCATGCTGCTGATTGTGTTAAGCCTTGCGTACTGCAGAAAAGTGTTTGGAGGTCAATGTTGGTTTGCCGCACAAGTGTAGAGTCACAGACAATGTGGTGCTGAGTCGGTTTATTGACCAAGAATTGCCATTCTCTTGACTTTGATGAGATCACTTGCTGATTTCGCTGCTACTACCATTTCCATCAGGCGATCTCTCTTAGGTCCGGGTGCAACGCGGGTTTCTAGCAGAGCTGTGATTGCGTGTCGTTGAGCGGATAGATCCCTTTGGTTATCTTGAGATTTTGGAGGACTGTTGGCTTGAGTTGGCCGAGCTAGTTCATCCAGGCAGATAGTCGGGTTCTCGCTTTTGATCAGACTGCGGTGAGGGTCGCCCGGTCCGCAAATCACTACTGGAGCCCGATTTCCAGAGTTGCGGAGGGTATTTAGGGATGACTCTGTGTTGTTGCCGGGGTCGAGTATCCTTATCATACTAATTTGACCTTCTAGGGCCGCCTGCATGTTCCTGATTGATGCTATGTCGGTCTTAATTTGGGGAAGTGTGCTCACCAATTTCTGGATCTGAGAGACTTGGTCCGATAACTTTGACACTTGCGAGATCAATGATTCCACCATAGTCAGCGGGATTGAAACAGAGGTCACAGAATTTGGGACATTGTCGGCAAGCACATCTATACTGCTTTGGGAGGGCTGTGACTGGGGAACATGCGGGGTTACACCATGTTTCGGTTTGGAAGGTTCCTGATCTTGCATCCCATGCAATGGAGTACTCTCTCCGGTGCCCAGATTGTCTATGTGTTGGTACGCCGAAGATGCGGGCACTTTGCAGTGCTTCTGCTTCTTCTTCTTCTTCGCCATAACCGGTGTGGACTCCGGTGTAGTCGTATCTTTGTGGGTCACTGTCAGACCAGGGGATTCCGCCGTTGCGAGCAGGGAGGAGCCCCCTTTAAAAAGGTTCGAATGATAGTTGTTGACTTTGGGTATGTAGAAGTCTGAGGGCAGTCCCTCCTCAATATGTTGTACCAACGAGGTGTCACCTGTATCTAGAGGTGCTGATGGTTCTACACCTGATGTGGTGGTATCAGGGATATCACCTGATAGCTGTGAGAGGAAGTCACCGGTAGTAGAGGTGCTTGGTTCAGGGGAGGGACTGCTTGACTGGGAAGGTGAATTTAGGAATCCCGGATCGGGGATGCTTTGTTTGCTTAGGAACTCTGTGATAGTGGATGAACTCACGTCGAGCAAAGCTGCAACTGCCTCCTCACTGCTGAATTCAAGATCCATGATAATTGTGTCTATCTTGTTAGGAGGGATACTTCCGCTCCTATTTTCTCCGCTTGTCATCAATTATTTTTCTCCTCGTACACATCAGGTCTTTTTTTCTTAAAGATATAGTGGGGATTTGGGTCCTGGGGTTCTGGGTGGAGGCGGTGGCCTGTCTGCGCTTGGGATTGGGTGCTGATGGGGGGGTGATGGCCGTGGGGTGTGCGGGTTGTCGGGGAGGGAGTGTTTTTAATTTTCGGGGGCTGTTGGGTGGTGGGGGTGTTCTCCTGAAGGATTACATATCATATTCATCTTGCTCATCGTCATCCCGGTCTTGTAGTTCTACAACTTGAGGCTCTTCGGGCAACTTCCTGTATGAGGGCTCTCCAAATAACTCTTCTGGTGGATCGTTAAATGCTGGTATGCCACTGGGGCCCGCACTGGGAATATCACTGTAATGGGAAGCCTCACCGATATTTGCCATCATTACTTTGAGATTGGCCCGGTCCGCCTCGGTGATTCTCATTTCCTGAGCAAGAGACTCATCCAATGCATGCTGGTGTTGTGTTGCAATGTCTCTTCCAAACTGGTACATGCCTTTGTGCAGAAACCGCCTTGCATACTGGTAGTTTCTCATGCCTTCATCATGGACACTGGCAACTCCCATTGCATACGAGTACAGCAACGCATAGTTCCCTGGTGCAAATTGCATGCAATCTGCATCCTCTAATAATGCCATATACCCTGCGTCACTCCCCTTTTCCTTGTACAGTGTTAGCAATCCCTTAATCTTATTAAGGTCTCCCGTCAGAGAACTGATTGCGAGAGCGTGGTATTTGGTACCAATACCATACCTGAGTGTTGTGAGGAAAGGAGTAAGTCCAGCATTAAAGATGTATGCTTGCATATCTCCTACCATTGCATAATATGATGACCCACTATGAAGAGCCCCTCGCGACTTCCGAAGTTCCGTGACCAGAAACCTTCTAATTGTTAGTGAGTCCTTTATTATTTGCTGGCATGCAGTCCGAGTGGCTTGGGCCAGCATAAAGCGCCGGTCAATTCTGTTCTGCTGGGTGTATTTCGCAAGCCTTCTATCACTGGCCTCATGACTACCTTCGATATTAGTCATGGCTTTTGCTACCAAAATCCAGATTTGAGTCAGGACGCTGATTGCTGAGCGTAAGAACATGTGTGTATCCTCTGGATTGTTGGTCTCTGCACTTACATTCTGGAAAGGTGTGCCACTTCCGAGAACCTTCGGCATATCACTTGCAATGTCTTTAAACATGTCTTGCTTCTGAGCATCAAGGCCACTCCTTGGATCACATTGTGGCTCTAACCCATTGAAATCAACAACTTCAATTATATTAATCATTGACTCATCTGTCTGACCAGCGATTGCTGCTAAAGCCCTCATGTTACTTGCTGTGACTGACAAAAGTGAGATCATTGCTCCTTGGCGAATAACTGATGTTGAGGACTCACTGACAATTAACCTTAGATTAAAGCAAACAAGATTCCACCTCACGGCCGGGTCATCCCTGGTGGTAATGAATACTGGGATGTTGCTTTTGAGCTGCCCCCCTGATATGAGACTTGCTGCCCGCTTGTGCATGCATGTTTGGTCCTTGACGAACAACTCATATGTATTGAAGATACCTGCCATAGTTATTGAAATTCGCAGTCGGACGCGGAATTTAGGACTTCCGCTCCTATTAATCTGGCTACTTAATCGGACGTTACAAACACTTATTAACTTTCTGTTTAGT